CATTCGTAAAAGAATCTGTCCTTGGGCGTGCTGGTCGGTATTCTCTTTGCGAAGTTTTTGTAATACCACAACGACTGGTCCTGTGATGATTGCGACCGCAATAGGGACCCAGACCGCCGAGGACATACATTACATCCAGTTCGTGACAGGCTCGGCGTTATAGCCGTTAATCTTAGCCTGCTCAACAGTTTGACGCTGACGCTCACGAATAGTAGGACCATGAAAATCCTCCTGACCATAAGTAAAGCCAAGACGGACCCCCTTAATATGGCATTTGAAGCAGATTGACCCACGATGAGGCATCTGCTCTACAAAAAACTGTGTCTGACAAGTGTCGCATATTAATTCCATACACAAATATGACCATTGTTCCCTAGAATGGGACCTGTTTTCGTACATTATGGGACCCAATGAACACTTTTCCGTCACCATAATTGGAAAACATGTGCTGTTCCCACCACAAAAGGCTGTTTTTAGGTACGGAAACATCTCCACGGTACTCTGGAAGCCACACATACTTTAGCATCTGATTGGCAATAGCCAAACTGATGGTTCGGTCATCGTGTGGGCTACCAGTCATACGCCCATTTTCCTTGCGCACAAAGGTGCGCAATTCAGCCAAAGTCTTTTCATCCAGAATGGTAATGCCACCATCACGAATGTTGGCATTCAGTTCGTCAATCATCAACGGTTTGCTGGTACCTGTGGTTCTCCAACCCAAAACATCAGTAGCGTCTGCACGGACAGCATTAAGTCGGCGTTGTTTATACAGATTCTTATAGCCATGCTTCTGGGCAGCCTTCAAGGTAGTCAAACCGTGGTTATTGTTTTCCACACCCAACAGGGCTGTGTTGTACCACCAGCCCAGTTCAGCCAGAAGTTCACCAAAAATATCTGGTTCAATATGTCCATGCCAGTGGGCAACAATTAAACCTGTGGCTGCATCAATTATGTGAGCAGAACTATAGTCGCCATGCGACAAGCCTTCAGCGACATCCGCTCCAATCACATAAACGCTGGCAAGGTCAGGAAATTCCCAAACTGATAGTTCGCCATCTTTCTCATATCGGAACTCACCGTTGCCATCCGAAAACAAATGGTAATATCCAGTGTTGGGTTCAGCCATTTCCATGCTATCCAGCAAGTCAATGTCAAATACTGGATTACCTGACTTAATAAACGCTTCCTCTGGGAAGCGTGGATACTCTTGGTGCATCTGCCAGTCCTGCATGTTGCGTGACTTGGCTTCGTACCAATCATCATTTCTTTCCCCATCTGCATTCCAAGGGAAGAAAATACCCTTGAACTTATTGTCGCCTGTTTGCGACCCAACCCATAACTGGTGAAAAAAGTTTCCAGAACCATTAGCCGTGGACAATCCAATAACCCGACCACCGACATCGGTAATAGGTTCAATAGAAGCCCACGCTTCCTCAGGATTCGGCAAGAATGCCCATTCGTCCACAATCACCAAATACACCGACTCACCTCGGGCAGGGTCGCTGCCCGATGGCAGAGACTCAATAGCAGACTCGTTATCAAACACCATCTTCAACTGATGGTCAGTGGTTTGGCGTGGACCACGCTCCTTCATCCAATGCGGAAGAAACCTATAGCCGTATTTGCTTTTTGCAAGCAACTTGACCGATTCACGCTCAGTACGGGACAACATAACAATAAATCGGTCTGGGGCAAAAAACACCAACCAAAAAGCATAAGCAGCAGCCAAAGTGCTGAAACCAATCTGGCGTGCCTTCAGAACAATACTATAGCGTTCCGACATCCACGAGCGAATAGTGGACAACTGTGCTTCACGCAACTCAAACTTAATTCGTCCACGCTCAGGATGCTTAATACACCAATAGTTTGAACAGAAATAATTGAACGCTTCAATCTGTTCATCCAAACTGGCGTTTTCGGGACCACGACACTTACGCCATTCCTTTTCGTTCAGCAGTGGTGTCAGTTCCACGGTTTGCCACCCCACGGAATCCAACCATCACCATAATGCCGCTCAGCATAATCAAAAATAGCCATAAAAGCCAGAGCATTAACCCTAGGATTAAACAAGTCATCACATGACTCCACAATCCCCCAATGCTGGAGAACACCCTTCTTGAAATACTTATTTGGTTTACACCAATAGGCATTGATTTGAAAAAGACCATAAGAACCACCCATCGGGTCTGTGGGGTTAAACGCTACTTGGCGGCAGCGTGACTCACGCCACATCACATAATCCACCTGATATCTGCCAGCGGAACGCTGAGCAGAAACCATACTAGAAATATCCTTACGATGGTCACACAACAACTCCCTAGTCGTAGCGTGGACAGGAGAGGCAAACATAACTGAAATCAGTATAGCCGAAACTAGCAGCAACTTTTTCATAAGTTCCAATCTAGTGGACCGTAGTCCACCATAGGTTACTTGAACAGTGCCTTAAAGGCTTGATGAACCTTCTTCGGGTCATCAGCAAACTCGGGAGAAATTTCTATATGGTACCAGTCCCCACGGGGCGCACCAACCACCACCTGATGATGATACTTTTCCCACCCATCACGGGTACACTTATAGGCACGACCATACGGGGCTGGGAAATAATCTATAATCAGTTCAATACCCAATGCGGCAGCATTGGTGGCAAGAAAGTTAATGAAATCATTAGCCTGTTTTCTGTCCTTGCCACGCCAACTCAAGTCCATAGCCCGACCCGTTGAGTGAACTGACATCTTATCAGGACGACCCTTGATGGGTCGCACACCCCAAGTGCCATTATTCCACAAATTCTTCTGGCTCAATAGAACACAGTGTTTTACAAATGATTCTGTGCCTTTGCGTTTTCCCTTGGAAACGCCATCAGACATACCCGTATAGGGTCGCCTAGACATTAACGCTTCTTTCTCGGGGCAGCCTTCTTCTTTACAACCAGACGGCGACCATAACGAGAATCTTTCGGGTCAAGCCACGAATACACAACAGGCAGCAACGCTGCTACACCAGCATTCAGAATAACCGTCCATTCACGGCTGCCAGCCGTATAGGCTGCGATGATTGCGGCGGCAAATACTTTTGCCCACGACTTTAGCATAGCCTTATGTTCGCTAGATACTTTCATATTTCTCCTAGTTACCATTTTCCCAATGGACATTTAGATGATTTAATTTTAGTTTTAACTGGCATAAAACACTTACATACTTTACATTGTGCCAAATGCTTGTTAAACTTTTCGCATTCACGGCAAACAACCATGCGTGCTTTAAGGTCTATTGAATCGGTTCCCATTCTGACTTCTCATCATTCCAATTATGGGTAATAAACCAATTTCGGATATCCTCATCCCAAGAATACAAATGCTCATCATTTTCTGGATATGAAACTGGGGCAACCCAATCCGAATCAGAGTTCAACTCCCAACTTGGAAATGGTGCTGGAAGAACAAAAGAATCCGTAGCCTCATCATATCGGGAACCAACACGAGCAAAAGTTTTCCTAATATTACCGTGCAAACTAGTGCGTAGGCAGCGTTGTCCACGGAACTGGGAATAATGTTCTTCCCAATTAGAGATTCCATCAACAACTTCCCATTCGTTGCGACCAACAATAACTTCAATCACAATGTTGTTTTCATCAAGAAATGCGTAATGTGCCATTAGAATGTAATCGTCCCTGTGCCACCAGTAAATGAATAGATTCGGAAACCACCGCTAGTAGTAGTCGTATAGGTCAAACCACCGCTAATTGAAGTAATTACTGCTTCGCTATCAACATAGCGTAGTGCGACAAATCCCGAACCACCAACACCAGCCATCCCAGTAGGACCACCACAGTCACGACCACCGCCACCGCCGCCGCCGCCAGTATTAGCACCACCAGTTCCACCTTGTCCACCGCAACCGTTCGGTTCAGTTCCCGCTCCCTGACCGCCACCGCCAGAACCGCCAGCACAACCAGAACAGTTTTGACAGAAGTTTACGGCATCACCCTTACCGCCACCGCCACCACGGGTTACAGCAGAACCAGTAATAGAGTTACTCAGACCGTTACCACCAACACAGGATGTTGCGGCAGCACCAGAACCACCACCACCACCAGAAGCAGAACCATTATAACCCTGTGTAGTTGCTCCACCAGCGTTACCACCAACACCATAGGATGCTGGCGAGTTTCCAGCAGTTGAGGTTACTGTTGCAAGAACAGAATTGCTTTGTGCTGCGCCGACTGTGACAGTATAGGTTGCTCCACGCTCAAATTCCAATGGTGCGTCAAGAGGGGAACCGCCACCATTCGTTGCACCAGTTACGGAAGTACGATAACCTCCAGCACCGCCGCCACCCGAACCGTTGCCGCCACCATATCCACCACCAGCAATAACAAGATATTGAACCGAAATAGGTGGATTCCCACCACGGCGTACAGAATCAACAGACCCAACAACACCACGGCGGCTGCGTGGCGCAAGTGCGCCACCACTCATAGCCTTACCACCAAAAGTTTCAATTAACGCTCTGGGCACAAATACCTACTAAGCGGTGATTCGGTTTACATACCCATGAATAACGATAGCCGTACCAGTTGCAGCAAACGCACGAATAACCAGCGGAGTGGCATTACCCTTAAGAATAAGACCAGGCGCAATAAGGTACAGACCGTTTTCAGCCTTAACCGTATACTCAATGTCATCAGAACCAGCAGTGGTTCCACCCCACTGAACAGTCAACTTGCGGTCAGTGCCGTCATAGTTCACTGCATACAACCAAATTTCATCCAGCGTGGTAGCGGTGGACGAACCAGTGTGAATCGTGGTTCCAGCCGATGCGGTTGCGGTAACCAAAATACCACGACCATCAGTTGAACCGCTCAGAATTTGCTTTGAAAATGTTGCCATATACTATTGAACTCCTGTTCCCTAGAAGATTGCGGAAGCCAGAATAAACTGGTCATCCTCTTTAGCATTCATAACAAATGCCGTAGTTGCCACCTGCGTAGTGCTGGTGCTAACTGCCGCCGTTGGGGCAGCAGGCGTACCCGTAAAAGTAGGGCTAGCCAAATCCGCTTTTGCAGACAACAGTGTAGAAATAGCCGAAGAAAGCGAAACAAACTCCGAAATATCCGACAAAGAAATCTTCTTCGTCGTAGTCGTACTAGTATCTACAACTGGCAAAACATCGTTAGTTGCCGCCGTTGACGAGGTGAGCGCGGTAAGCGCAGAGATTTTACTATCAGCCATTAGCCGTTACCTACTTCCAACAAAATAAACGAACCGTCTTCCAATAGCAAATCTGTTCCATTTTCCAACTCAAGGTTAGAAACCACAAAATCTGGGTCAGACCAAAAAGAGTTCGCCAAGTCACCCCAAGTAGTACCAGAAGCCTCACTGGTAGGAATCTGGGCAACATAATAGTCATACTGCAACGAACCACGATACTGAAGACCAGTAGCAGACCAATGAGCATACAGCAAATCGCCCAGCGTGTTTCCAGCGGTCGGGTACAACGCCTTCAAGGCTACAAACATAGCATCGTTAGTCGTTGTCATAATCCCTCATTTTTCTTGGTTCACCCTCACAGCATGAATCCTTGTAGCCACACTCGGGACACCGCCAGCGGCACGCTACAGGCGGATAATCACACCCACAAGTAGGACACTCAACGGTAGCCCCCACTATTGGCTCTTTAGTTCCCTACGGGATTCTACTTCTGATTGAGCGGCTGCCGCAATAAGAGCATCCAGTTCCGCATCCGAGATTTCGGATGGCTTGGTGGAATGTTCCACATGGACTTGGGTTGGTGCCAAACGGTTCGTTGCCTGTAGATACAGTTTGGCGGAGTTGTTGTCTCCGTTCATCGCACGCTCGTACAATGAATCTAATAGTTTTTGGGTTCGTTCGGGGGATTGCTGTAGGTCGTTGACTCGCTTTTCCCATTCCAGTTTGAACGCTGGCTTTTTCTTCCACCTACGCAAGGTGGTTTCGTCTACGCCAAGTTCGGTTGCAAGTTTGTCTTGGGAGGTTGGGGTTCGGTGTCCTGCTGGGGTCATCAGCCAGTTCAGGAATTGTTCTTGTCGTACATCAAGTATGCTGTCCATGCTAATAGAGGGTTTGTTCTCAACTTGTATGCAACTTGTAAAGGAACCGATAGAACATGGATGGGGGGACCTACGGGGGGGGTAAGGGATACTGGATTAGCACCGAGCGACAGCGTAGGTGCGTCCAATAATATTGGGTTTAAGGATACAACCAGCCTACGGCTGGTTTAACTAGAAGATAGTATCATTTTCAGCATGGACAGGTGGGGTCATGTTTAGAACAATCGCTGTAATAGTAGGTACCGCTATGGGGACTTTGGCTGGGATAGCCATGTTTCTTCGGGTGCTGTTTCGGGAACTAGAGAAAGCAGACGACAACAATGGCTTCTAAGAAGATGCGTAAGCCGATGGACAGCGCAAAGGATGACGCTGAACGGATGATGGGTGCTATGGCATTTATCAATGATAAGTACGGTAAGAACTGGGACACCGAAGGCTATAAGACTCCCCGTGAGTTTATGAATTCTGCTAAGGATGTTATTTCGGAGTCTGAGATTGGTGATATGTTTCCTGAGGCTGTTTGGTCTAGGGCTGCTGATAAGATTCTGATGGATGTTTGGTCCCGTAAGCGTAACAAGATGAAGATTGCCCGTAAGTAATTATGGCATCTAAGAAAGCAGCCAAAAAGGTCGCTAAGGTTATGCGTGAATATAAGTCTGGGACTTTGCATTCTGGTAAGGGTGGTAAGATAGTTAAGTCTCGTAAGCAGGCTATTGCTATTGCCCTCAGTGAAGCAAAGATGTCTAAGAAGCCTGTTAAGAAGGCAGCGAAGAAGGTTCCGAAGGGTTATCATCGTATGCCGAATGGTAAACTGATGGAAGGTCCTCGTCACGAGCGTACCGAATCCAAGCGTGAGCAGATGCGTGAATATGGCAAGGTGAAGCGCAAGAGTAAGTAATGGGTTACACGAAACCAGACTTGCGGCGGCGCATTGTCGCCGCTGTAAAAGCAGGAACCTCAGGCGGCAAAGCAGGACAATGGTCCGCACGCAAAGCCCAAATCGTAGCACAACGCTACGAAAAGGCTGGAGGCGGCTACACAGGTAGCCGCACCAAAGCACAAAAGAATCTAAAAAAATGGACCTCAGAGAAGTGGACAACATCAGATGGCAAACCTGCTATTAGAAAGAGCGGCACAACTAGATACCTACCTGAAAAAGCATGGGACAAACTTACGCCGTCACAGAAGCAGGCAACAAATCGCAAGAAACTTCAAGCGTCAAAACAGGGCAAACAGTTCGTATCCAACACTAAGGCAGCACGGACAGCAGGACGGGCTGCACGAAAGGCACGATAATGGCAACCAGCAAGCGTGACCCACGACTAGCACGAGCAGGAGTCAGCGGCTACAACAAGCCAAAAGCAACACCAAACCACCCAACCAAATCACACATCGTAGTAGCCAAATCAGGTGGACAAATCAAAACCATCCGCTTCGGACAACAAGGCGTTTCAGGCTCACCCAAAAAGAAGGGTGAAAGCAAAGCCTATGCCAGTAGACGCAAGCGATTCCAAACACGCCACGCAAAAAATATTGCTCGTGGACCAATGAGCGCAGCATACTGGGCTAACAAAGTAAAGTGGTAACCAGCCACATTGGCTCCTAGCATAACTGGCAGTGCAACGGACTGTTAATCCGTAAAGTCTTGGTTCAAACCCAAGGGAGCCAGCCATATAAAAATATAACGCATTGGCTCTGTAGAGACTCATATATTTACACGCATAGGGGGCGTACCCCCCCATGCCCCCCGTACACATGCATAGGCGTGGAAGACGGAAAAAGTTTTCGGATTATGGTCCCGATTATGTGCCGAAAAATGCCACCGATTTGACAGCGGTGCTATTCATGCGCACACGAGAGGGGGGTGCGAACGGATGCCATCGGACCGAGGTACAGTTTTCTTTCGGCGTATGCGAGACTGCGTGCTTTCGTGGGACTTTTCTTGCGCATTATGTGTAGGAAAGCACGGGAAAAGTCTTTGCGGTCTGAGTCACATTTTTGGTTTTTCGGTGCGTTATGGTGGTGACCGTCGGAATCGGTAGCGGTTCGTGAATCCCCCTCGGGGTTTGCGGGTCGCCACTGAACGACAGACCTGAGCAAGCGAATCGGGTCGCCACGATGCAGACTGCGTCCCCAGTGAGTATGGGGTCGTGGGATTGCGTCTGGAGCCGTAGGGTAGCCACACACTGCACCTAAGTTGGGCAGGGCGTAAAACGGCACGGACAAGGATTTATCCTTGTTCAACATGGTTTGTGTCACGGAAAATCTGTAGATTTTCTTCGTGTTGAGCCGTAGGGGAACCGTCAGATGAGCAGGTGACGGGGATTTAGCCTACGGCTACGGAGTTGGTCGGAATTACGGGTCACGAACAACGAGGTCGTGCAGACGGAAAACACCTGCACGGTCACGGATTATGGCTGGTAGCCATAATCTCCTTGTATGGACGCAGGTTTTCTGCTAGAGTGCAAGGACGATGAGGCAGGGTCCGATTCCCTGCTAATCCGCTACATCCTTCGGATGTATTTAGTCCACCCGATTGAACTGGAGGTTCAATTATGATGAGCAGGCAAAACTACGAGGCTATCGCCTCGGTCATCAAGGATGCCGTCCGTAGGACGGATGACGGCGACATGGACAAGTTGATACCGTTGTATCAACTTGCTCACAGCCTGACCGTTATCTTCAAGGAAGATAATCCACGGTTTGACCGTGCAAGGTTCCTTGAGGCTTGCGACATTCGCTGAAAGCGAATCAGGACGAAACACGGGGCTTTGCCCCGTGTCTGACGGTAAGTGCCGTCACTGATGAGTCCATCAGTCAACTGCATGAGGAGGAATCATGCCAGCAAGACCAGCCCCAACGATTCTCTCGGTGAACCGAGATAATCGCACTGCCGTGGTTCGGTACCCGAACGGTTCCGAGTACACGAACTCCATCGGAACGATGGACAAGAACACTCTCATCAAGGTAGGTTCCTACCTTGGTGTCGTGTGGAACGGCACCCCGATGCACAAGACCCTTGATGAAATCAAGGCTCTTGTCAACGACAAACTGACTGGAGGTCAGAGCATGCCAACCCCAACCCCACAGCCTAAGGCTGTCCCTGCTGAGTCCAAGGGTTCATCCTTGGACAAGGTCATCGGCAACATGGTTGCCGATATCGTCAAGTCAATCCCCGTAGGGATTGACGAGTCGGCGGTCAAGGAACTGGTCCGTGATTTCACGGCTCCCAAGTTCATGGAACTTGGCAAGGTCATGGACATCAAGTTCCGTGAACTTGATGACGCAATCGCCAAGGTTCGTCCTCAGGTCACCGTGGTGAACCTGCCGAATCGTGAGCCGAAGAAACTGAACGGAGTTCAGCACATGCAGTTCAACAAGGTCCTTCAGACCTTGAACTGCGGGCTGAATGTGTTCATGGTCGGCTCGGCTGGAACGGGCAAGACCACGATTGCGGAGCGTGCAGCCCAAGCCCTTGGCTTGGAGTTCTCGGCTCAGTCGTTCAACGCCCAGTCATCCAAGTCCGACCTTGTCGGATTCATGACGGCGAACGGCGTTTATGTCGGAACGGAGTTCCGCAAGCGTTTTGAGTTCGGCGGTGTCTATCTCATGGATGAGATTGACAATGCGAATCCGAACATCCTCGGAACGCTGAATGCCGCCTTAGCCAACGGCTACATGGCATTCCCCGATGGGATGGTCAAGCGTCACGATGGGTTCGTGGCGATTGCCGCAGGAAACACCTACGGCAATGGTGCGACCGCCCAGTATGTGGGACGGAATCCGATTGACGGTGCCACCAAGGACCGCTTCGTGTTCATGGACATTCTCATTGATGAGAATGTGGAAGATGCGATGATGCAAGCCGAAGGCTTGGATGCATCTGTCCTCGCCAAGTGGACGAACATCGTTCGTTCGGCACGCAAGAATGTGACCTCTCACGGGTTGCAGGTCATCGTGTCGCCACGGTCTGCCCGTGACGGTGCAAGGCTCCTGAAGGCTGGGTTCACCACCACCGAGGTGGTGGGTATGACCATCCTCAAGGGTGCGAAGCCCGAGGTGTCCGAGAAGGTGCTGTCGGGAGTGACCCTTTAGGGTCACCCCGATAGTCATAATCATCCGCTACTGTTGAACTGGAGGTTCAATCATGGAAACGATTAAGCGCAAGTTGCCGAACGGAGCAACGAACATCGTGCATCGTGCATCATCCCTTGCGGATGCGGCACGGTTCGCTGGTGAGAATCCGAATCCGAAGTCGTCTGCTAAGACGACCGACAACGAGTGGTCGGGTACCCCGTCACTGGCATCGGCGGTCAAGTTGGCAACCGATGGTTGGCACGATGTCCGTCCCAAGGTTCAGGAGATGTTCAATCAACTGGAGTCCCAGTTGTCGCTGGCGATGGATGAGCAGTTTTCCATCCGCTACGATTTCGCTGGGGACAGCGTGGACATGGGTCGCTATGTGAGTGGTGACCCTGAGTGCATGATGGATTATGTCACCGAGCCGCAGGCTCGGATGGGTCGTGTGGTCCGTGTCCTTGTGGCTGGCATCGCCTCGGCGTATGTGACACCTGAGCAGATTCAAGCCCGTGGCGTTGCGGTTTGTGCGCTCATTGATGTGTTGCACAAGTTGGGGGTCGGCATTGAATTATGGACAGAGCAGTGCTACAACCGTCCGAAGGGTAACGGCGACAAGTACAGCATGCTGGTCAAGTTGCATGACTCTCAGGACATGAT